ATGGGCAGTTCAATGTGGGCTAAGCTAATGAATTTAAAAGATCATGTTACGGAAATAGTAATTACTTTTATCATCGCTTTTGTGTATACTTGGATAGATTCAGGAGAAATTGAAATCTTAAAAACTCTTTTGATAACAATAATATTTTTAGCCATGTTCTATGCAATACCCAAAATCACCAATAGAAAAAGAAAATGAAGTGGTTTTAGAAAGATAATGTGATAGGAAGTGTAAGAGGAGGTAACGAGCCTTCTCTTGCTTATAGAAAAAAAATGAGCTAAACCTTTATTTTATAAGGTTTTAGCTCTTTTTTGTTTTTCTCTACTTTTCTAAAAATGGAGACGGCGGTCGTAAAACCTAGCTTGTAAATGCTGGTTTTATGGCTGTTTTTAACTGCTTGATGCAAAAATAATGCAAAAAAATTATACATACATTTGTTTCATCACTTCATTAACAGCATTACTTTCTTTTTGTTCCATCTCGTCTAAAATGTGTTGATAGGTTTGTAAAGTGGTTACAATGTCCTTATGTCCAAGGCGACGAGATACATATTTTATATTTATTCCTTTATACAACATTATTGAAGCATGGGTATGCCTTAAACCATGACAAGTCAATTCTTTTGTACCGATCTTTCTACAGAATTTACAAAGGACTTTATTTACAGCTGTATTCGATACAAGTTCCATATTGTCATTCAAAAATACTAAATTATTTTCGTTGCGTAGACCAGATTTTAAATAATATTCTTTTTGATGTAACTGTAATTTCTTTAATAAATCGAGCGTATCATCATCAATAGTGATTATTCTTTTTGATTGATAATTTTTCGTATTAGAGAATGTATTTGTATATTTATAGTCCCATGTTTTATTTACTTTTACAGTTTTATTCTTGAAGTCGATACAGTCCCAAGTCATGCCTATAATTTCTGAAAAACGACAACCAGTCGCAATACCAAACAGAATAATAAATCGAGAAGTATAAGTGGGTTTTATACCTTCTAATATTTCGTGAATTAGATGGATAGACTCTTGATAATTCAAATATTTCAATTCTTCGTGCTTAGGATTCTTTTTTCCTATAGCTTGTACTCGATAGGTAGGGTCTCTATGAATAATGCCTTCTTCCAAAGCATCTTTAAGAGCAGCTCGCATATACGTATGATGTTTTTTTACTGAAGCTGTAGCGTGTGTTTCCCCATAGTCATTCAGGGCCTTTTGATATTCTTGTCGAGTCAATTCTTTTAATTTTGTATCAGGAAAATATTTCTCACTAAAATCAACAGCCCGACGAATATCACCGTCATTGTCTTGTGATAACTTGCCTTTCCTGTAAACTTCAAACCAATTTCGAAAATACTCATGAAATAATTTTTCGCCTTCTTTTAGTGAGTATCCTTTAGAATACCTAGCTTCAATTTCTGAGGCTGCCAATTGCGCTTCTTTTTTTGTTGAAAACCCATTGACGCTTTTTGTTTTATATCGGCCATCTTTATCTTTATAAGAGACTCGAAATTGCCATCCGCTTTTCAATTTTTTTATACTTGCCATTGTATCACCCCAAATATTCACTTAAAAACCCCTAGCATGAATCGAACATGCTAGAACTCACCAGAGAGGGGATAAGAAAAAAATTAATAGCTACCCTTCCAAGAGCTGTCTGCAAAGAAAACTTCAAACGAATTCCCATCATTGGTAATATCGAAGTATGCGGATCCATTTGCAGATTTTCCGGCTTGTATATTTTCAGAAAAATAATCCCAAGAATCCAGATTAGATTTTACATTGTTGGAATCATAAAACTCGAACATATGCGCATTCACATCAAAAGGTTTAGTTCCTGTATTTTTAACTGAAAAATCCACTTTGGCATAGTATAGTCCTTCTGGTTTATGCCAATCGTCTCCATTACTTTTTGTAACAGAGTTAATTGTTACTTCTAAACTATCATTAGTCTGCTGATTAGAAAACGAAATAGTGTCTCCGACAGCAGCTGTTTTATTATTTATATCTATACTATTAGTATCTTCAGTAGTTATATCATCAGAAGATTCTTCAGGATGTTGGCCATTCTCATCTAAATAATTTCGTTCACTTAAATATACAACTTTATCTGTTTTAGGATTTATCCAAATTAGAAAAGTAGAAGTAGAAGTTTTATCTTCAAATGCATACTGTAACATATTAAGATTTTTTATGTCTTTTGCCGATTCTCCATGTTCAGATAACTTCTTATACTTTGGAACAAGTTTTTCATTATCTTTACCGTCTAATAAATCAATCATTAATTTGTCCCTATTCACAGCATTATTAAGTTCATCATAAACAAAATTACTATCCCATTCTTTCATAGGTAAACCTAATTTTTTATAAACAGTTTTGGATGAATTTCCAACTTTTATAAGTTCAATATCACTACGTGAGAGTTCTTTTTTCTCATATATTTCACTAGAGCTACTTTTACTTTCTTGTGCATTTTTAGAGTTGCATGCTGATAATGATACTCCAAATAAACTTAAGATTATTACCCCAAAAAACATCTTTTTCACTAAAAATTCCTCATTTCTGTTATAATATTTTCATAAGTTAAATCTCGAAATGAGATTGAAGTCCGTGTCCCCACACGGGCTTTTTTATGCAAAATTAATTCTTCGTAGTTTATTAAACAAAAGAGTTCTTATACACTCTTCATAACGTGCATCAATATCAGCATCTTCTATAAAACGCATATAGTTAACTTGTTCAACAGTTAAACCAGTTTTAGACATATAATCATCTAAGAGATTGTCAATCATGAATACATCAGCTTCATGCTCCATTTTAGAATGTAAAGAAAAAGCTAAATTATATAATTGGTAGTTATGTTGATGTTCGCTAGCGTGGCCTAATTCATGAAGAAGGGTTTTTCTTTTATTCCATTCGTCCAAAGAATCTTTTAAAACGATGGTATTTATCGACGCAATATAATGTCCATCTGCATCTAAATCCTCTTTTTCTAAGATGATTACACCTAACTCTTTAACAATCATTTCAATTTGTTTCCTCAACAACAACACCTACTTATTTTTCTTCTCCAAATACGCTTCAATAATGCCTGACAAAATTTCTCTATCATTTTCAGTCAGCGGTTTTCCATCACTGCTCATAACAGAAGATAAAGCTTCCTCAACTGTTAGCTGTTTCTTTTCAACAGGATTTGGATTATCTGTTCTACCAAGTAAGTAGTCTACAGACACATTAAAATATTCTGCTACTTTTTCTAAATCCTTTGCTTTAGGAGAACTTGTTTTCCATTTATAAAATAAGTTCTCGCTAAATCCCAGTTCAAGAGCTAGTTGCTTAACATTTTTGTTTTTACTTTTTGCTAAAGATTTTATCCTTTCAAACAGTGACATAGAAGTATTCTCCATTCTAAAACAAATAAAAAGTATCTGTACTTATATTTTATCGTTGACAAATGTATAAGTTTGTATTATTATTTGTTTGTAAGTTAATTAGATAGAAAAAAGCGAACTAAAACACACCTTAATGCATGAAGTTTGGCGACCGAGTGCAAAATAAAGGCTTTGTTATAGTCTTATTTATCTATGGTTTAATAGTATATGTTCGGGTACTTTTTGTCAACACATTTTTCCAATTCTATCTAATTAACTTACCAACTACTAAAGAAAGGGGTAAATAACATGCCAGATACAACGACAGGCAGAACTAAAATTCGTGAATACTTTGATAAAAAGGGGATTTCTTTAGTCACTGTAGCAACATACTTCAATATTCCAAAACAAGACTTGAATGATTATCTTTCTGGGAAAAATCAAAGTAAAAAGGCTCATGAAACGCTAACCGCAATTATTGAATACTACAAAATTAGATAGGGGGTCATTAAGATGACGCAACTGATAGAATCAAAAATTTCAATTGAGATACCGTCTAATTTGATTCTGATTGAAAAGGCAAAGATTTTAGAATTAGAAAATCAAACCTTAATTGGTCAGACGTGGAATGCAAAAGATGTTACTAACCGCCTAGGTGGGAAAGATATACGTGACTGGAAACTCGTTTTCTATAAATATCGCGAAGAGGTAGATATAAGAAACGGCGGATTCGTAAAGTTCCCAACTAGTAAAGGGATGCCTTGGAAGTTTCATGCTAAGATGACCGCTCATTTTATAGATATTCATTGGAAAGAATTCATGGAGACGAAAGATCGTTTTTAAAGAAAGGATGATCACATTGAGAAAAATCTATCATTTAAGACGTATAGCGGCATTGCTAATCGTTTTTGGCTTGGGGCTTTTAGTAGGTGGCAATATTGGTCCATTAATCCAAAACATATATATAGCAGCTTTTATCATTTGGTTGCTCTACTACGATTTAGCGTTGGAAGATCGAGAAGTAAAAAAACAAAAATAAAGACCCACTTCGACGGCCATCAAAGTAGGTCAGTTACAAATATCAAATTCAAGGAGAGTGTACCACATGAATAGAAAAATTGAAAGAATGATTATTGAACTTGAAAAAGAATGTAAGGCACAGAATGTTGAACTTCTTCTATGTGCTACAAATTTTGAAACAGGCCAAGGAAGTACTGCGTTTTGTGGTTCAGTTATCGGGTTAGCTATACTCTTGCAAAAACTTGTAGGTGATCTAAAAGAGCAATTAAGTATAAGCGAATCTTGTGATTGTCCAGAATGCGTAGCAGAAAAAGCCGAAGATGCTGCAAATGAAAAATCTATGGATGAACTACTAACTGCATTTTTACGAGGTGAACTGCAATGATTGAAGTAAGAGGTTTAAGTGATGATGTTTACGAATTAATGTTAGCGAATGCTCAAAATAGAATTGTTCAATCAATTCGAACTGCAGCAACAAATGGTAATACAAGTTGTGTGGTGAATAGTAAAGGTCTTACATCAACGTTTTTATCTCAATTAGAAACAGAAGGATTTGATCACGTTGAACTTGAAGAAAACAAAACGAAAATATTCTGGGAGTGGTGAAAATGCCTGAATTTGATTCATTAGGAGCTAGACAAGAGCCGCCAGAAGAAAAAGAAGCATTAGAGCCAACATGGGAATATGACGAAGAAGAGGAGAATGGCAATGAGTAACGATTTAACACAAATAACACAACGATCTTTAGATGAACAAGTCATCGGAAATTTGAATAGATTGCAAGAGCAGGGATTAGAAATGCCACTAGGTTATAGTCCACAGAATGCATTGAAAAGTGCTTTCTTTGAACTAACCAACAATTCAGGAGGGAACCTTCTTCAGTTGGCAGCTAACAATCCAGAAACTAAAACATCTATTTCTAACGCCTTGCTTGATATGGTCATCCAAGGATTATCGCCAGCAAAAAAACAATGTTATTTCATTAAATATGGAAATAAAGTTCAGCTTATGCGCTCATATTTCGGAACCATGGCTGTATTAGATCGAGTAACAGGAGGGGCAGAAATCACGCCTGTTGTAGTAAGGGAAGGCGATGTATTTGAAATTGCTATGGACGGTCCCGACTTAGTTGTTGCTAAACATGAAACATCCTTCGAAAACCTAGACAACGACATTAAGGCTGCTTATGTGGTCATTAAGCTAGCAAATGGTAAAGAAGTAACAACGGTCATGACAAAGAAACAAATTGATAAATCATGGAGCAAAGCAAAAACAAAAAATGTTCAGAATGATTTTCCAGAAGAAATGGCAAAAAGAACTGTCATCAATCGAGCTGCTAAATATTTAATCAATACTAGTAACGATAATGATTTATTTGTGCAAGCTGCTAAAGACACGCTCGAAAATGAATTCGAACGAAAAGATGTGACACCAGAGCGAGAAGAACAAACAGCGGTACTCGAAGAAAAAATATTTACCAACAATAAAAAAGTTATTGAGCAAGAAAACGATATTGAACAAGCCAAACCAGTTGAAAAAGATGATTTAACGAAAGTGGCGGACCAAATTTTAGAAGAACCAGTTCAGGAAACTTTAGATGTGATGGCTGGTTATGAAACCAATCAGAAAGAGAGTGAAGCTGATGTCTCAACGATTGAAGAAGACGATTATCCTTTCTGATGAAAATTATTATTCACAAGAAGCGGACCTAGCTTATATGTCTGTCTCTCAATATAAAAAATTTCTTGAATGTGAAACTGCAGCTCTTGCCAAGTTAAAAGGTGAATGGACACCAGAGAGTGATCCAAAAGCCTTGCTAGTTGGTAATTATGTTCATTCTTACTTTGAATCACCAAAAATTCATGAAGCATTTAAAAAAGAAAACAAAAGCAAGATGTTTTCTTCAAAAAAGCCGTTTGGGCTACTGAAAGATTTCCAAATTGCCGAGCAGATGATTGAAAGATTAAAACAAGAAGAAGCCTTTTTAAATATTTATCAAGGCGAAAAAGAAGTGATCGTCACAGGTGAAATCGGCGGTGCAATGTGGAAAGGGAAAATTGATTGTTTGAATTTAGAAGAAAAGTATTTTGTAGACATCAAAACAACCAAAGATATGCATGAGAAGAAATGGGATGAACGTTTAAACAGAAAAGCAAACTTCATTGAACGCTTCGGTTACGTGTTACAAATGGCTGTTTATTGCGAACTGCTTCGGCAACAATATGACAAAAATTTTCTTCCTCTCATTGCAGCCGTTTCGAAACAAACACCTAGTGAAGCAAAACTAATCACTCTTAGCGAAGAAAAAATGATTTACGAATTAGAAGAATTAAAAGAAAACATCGAGCATGTTGTACGAGTGAAAAACGGTGAAGAAGAACCAGTTAGTTGTGGGATTTGTGAATATTGTAGAGGACACAACAAAATTACAAATTTTACCAGTATGGACGATTTATAGGAGGTGCATAACGAATGAATGCTGGTTACGTCAAATTGTATCGTAAGGTAATGGATTCATTCGTATGGACTAATCCTTACATGTACAAATTGTGGAACTTGTGTTTGATGAAAGCTAGCCACGAAAACAGAAAATTTCTTTTTAATGGAAAAGAAATATGGTTGAACAGCGGAGAATTCGTCACAGGGCGCGACGCAATAACGTTTGAGATGAATAAAGGTGTCAAACGTGAACATCAAGTGAACAGCGGTTCTGTATGGAGATGGTTAAAACGATTTGAAAAAGAAGGAATGTTGAACATCAAATCAACTACGAAATACAGCGTCGTATCAATAAATAACTGGGATGATTATCAAGCAAGTGAACATCAAGTGAACATCAAACGAACAACAAGTGAACAACAAGTGCACACAAACAAGAATGAAAAGAATGATAAGAATGAAAAGAATATTAATAATAACAATAAAGGGTCGTCCATTCGTTCAATTTGGGAAAATAACGGATTTGGACCGATGTCTTCTAAAACCACGACCGATTTTGATTATTGGATTTCTGATTTTGAAAAAATCGGAGCTAGTCAAAAAGATGCTGAGCAATTAATTATTAAAGCTATTGAAATTGCTATTGATGCAAATGCAAGAAACTATAACTACATCAATGCCATATTAATAGATTGGGAACGAAGAGGATTCAAATCTGTTGAAGAACGAGAGGCAGCAAGGAAGCAAAAGAAAACAACCAAGCAACAGAAATCAAATACAGGTCATTCGGATTACGATGATCTTGGATTTTAGGAAGTGAAAGAATGAAGTCGGCATCAGATGGATTTTCAAAAATGATTAAAACGTTGCTTTATATCACACCTGATCCATGTCCAGAGTGCGGAGGAAATCTTTATGCTTGGCGTGCAAAAAACAAGGATGGGTCCGATAGATGTCCGCCAACTTGCATGGAATGTGGCTATAAAGCACGTAAAAAAGCAGAAGATCTCGAAACAGAGAAAATGTTTAACGATAGTTTGAAAGCCAGAGCGATTAATTACTTGAAGTACAGCTCTCTTTATACCGACAAAAATTTAATTAATTGTCGTTTTAAAACATACAAAACAGTAGACACAGAAACCAAGCTTGCTTTTGAAATTGCCAATCGAGCCACAACTGAAATTCTTTTGAATAAACCAATTCATATGATTCTTTCAGGCAAAAGCGGTGTTGGTAAAAGTCATTTAGCTATGTCAACGGCTTGGGAAGTGTTGGAGAAATCAAACTATGATAAACGTTGTCTGTTCATTAGCTATGCGGAACTCTTAGAACAGCTAAAATTTGCGATGAATGATGAGCAAGCCAGAAAGACAATAACAGGTAGTTTGATGGCAGAAATCAAAAGCGCAGATTTAGTAGTTCTGGACGATTTAGGAGCCGAGTTGGGAGTTAAACAAATTGATGATAGGAATAAAAGTACTAACTTCAATAACGACACCTTGAATCGCATTGTAGAAGCTCGGCAGAATAAAGCAACTATTTTTACTACGAACTTAACAGGTAAAGAAATGAGCCAAGCTTATGGGGAGAGAATTCTTTCTCGCATCATGAGTAATTCACAAGGTTTTGTGATGAAAATTGAGGGTACATCAGACAAACGAGTAGCAGGTATCTAAAATATTATTTTTAGCGAATATATTCAGCGTAGAGCAGTTTTACAATCAAGTGAATATAAATAGATGCAAAGAAAGAAAAACGGCTTAAAACGCATTTTAAAGCCTTGAAAATAAATCAATAGAAAGGGGAATCATTCAATGCCGTATGTAGTGAAAATTTCAGCCTATCTTGGCAAAGATGGTCGACCAGTAGCCAACTTAAAAGATGCAGTGCTATTTGAGCATAAAGAGACAGCAGCTATTGCAACAATCGTATCTGGCGGAACTGTTTCAGAAGCAAAGGAAGCCATCATAATGCCAGAAAAATCGAAGAAACATATAGGAAAAGCTATCAAACGGGTTGCTAAGAAGGAACCGTCCGAAAAAGCAACCAAAAGTAATCAAGCCTGGATGAAAGGGGCCAAATGAGAATGAAGTGTGTTAGATGTCAAGATCAGTGTGTGATTTGGGGCAAAGATAGATTTAATTATGCAACGCCCGTTCCATGTCCTGAATGCAATAAAGATGGAAAAGCAGTTCGAGCGGAAACTGCGACCAAGGAAAGGGAGTTAAAACAATGCAATCCCCCACAGCCCTAAATAAGCGAGGAAATAAAGTCACGATTGATGGTTACACATTTGATAGCCAGAAGGAAGCTAACTTTTATACAAAGTTTGTCAAAAATTGTGGGTTACCTTTTGAAGTTCATCCGCGTTTTAAACTAACCGAACTTACACCAACTGCGGATGGTATAGGCAAAATTTCGGCGATAGCTTATTCACCTGATTTCATCATAAAAAACTTAGATGGGAGTTGGAGACATGTCATTGATATTAAAAATTCTTTTGGCGTGTATGGCATTGACCAATCCGTTAAGCTTCGTTTTCGTCTATTTGCCCTTAGATATGGTCATCCAGTTGAAGCGATTGTTGTTCGTGCTAGAGATTTTAAAGTGATCACACAAGGCGTGACTAAGCCTTTAAACGAAAAAAGACCATTCATAACCGATAATTTCGATTACGAATGGAAAGATGCAACTAATTATTAAAAGAAAGTAGGAAAATAAAATGACAAAACAAGTAAATTTCAGACCAGAAGTGAAAAAAGTGACATCTAAATCAAACGGAAATATCGAAGTACTATTAGTGGTTAGCAACGCTTCATTAAAAGGAAAATATGAAAGTTTAAACGAATTTTTAGGCAAAACAGTATCAACGACCATTGAGCCAGAAACAGTAGAATACAAGGTGCCAGTAAACAAACATACGAATAAACCAAATGTCGAGTATGTTGTGAATAACGACGGAACAGTTGAAGTTCTAAAAGAAGAACAAACTTCTTTAGAAATGGGCGATGATGTGCAAGAAGTCGAAGAAGTTGCTGTGCAAGTATCGAAAGAAACTATTGACGAATTCATCAAGAAGGCAACGACTATCGAATGGCCAGAATCAGTAACAATCAACGTTCGTGGCGTGTTGCATCGAATCGATGAAGGGGAAGCGCTAGAAGAAATTGCAGCTGATCATGATGTTTCAGTTGATAATCTAATCAATCAAGTAGAACTTGCGCGCCAACATTTTGCACCGTTTGCAGATTCTTGGAGCAAAAATAAAGAGAACATCATTTTCCCAGAAAAGACAGTTGAAGATGATGAAGAAGAAATCGAAGAATAGTCTCGTAGGAAGTGAGTGTTCATTTTGCTAGAGATTTATTACACGCCAACATCCGCTATTATTGCGGATGCACTGGCTAAAACATATGAAGTCGTTTCTTTAGAAACAGCTAGAAATATTGCCAAGAAATTTAAGGCTAGTTTAAAGCAGAAAACGGACCTTTATGTGATCGAGGGAATTTTGATTGATGCTGGTTATAAAAAAGAGCCAGTGAATTTATAGAAAGGAGTGGAGGTTTGGTCGACCACAAAGAATTCTTTACTCCTTTGAAATTATGCAGAGAGAAACGAAGATACAATTATTTAACGATCATTTTCAAAATTATAAAAGATATGGCATACCGAAAGCGCAATTAGTTATTGCAGACATTCCTTATAATCTAGGCAAAAATGCATATGCATCAAGTTCTGCATGGTATGAGGGTGGGAAAATTGAAAATGGAGAATCGAATAAAGCGAATAAAAGTTTTTTTTGATACCGATGAAAATTTCAGAATATCAGAATTTATGCACTTTTGTTCAAAAATGCTAAAAAAAGAACCGAAAGAAGTAGGGAAAGCGCCAGCTATGATTGTATTTTGCGCTTTTCAACAGCTTCAAATGGTGATTGATTATGGTAAACGGTACGGCTTTAAAAATCACATTCCACTAGTTTTTATTAAGAAGTCCAGTCCTCAAGTACTAAAAGCAAATATGAGGATCGTAGGGGCTACAGAATATGCACTAGTTCTTTACAGAGAAAAACTTCCCAAATTCAATAACGACGGCCGTATGGTTCTAAATTGGTTTGAATGGGAAACGGATAACAGCTACCCAAAAATACATCCGACACAAAAACCGGTACCCGTTATTAAACGGTTAATTGAAATTTTCACAGATTATGGGGATGTTGTAATAGATCCATGCGCTGGTAGTGGCTCTACGCTTAGAGCTGCGGCAGAACTCAATAGAAATGCTTATGGATTTGAAATAAAGAAAGAGATGTACGAAGTTGCGCAGGAAAAAATGTTGTCAAATATCCCAATGGGGCTATTTATATGAACTGGAGAACAGCTGTCACTATTTTAGAAAGTGAGTGAAGAAGATGATTCCAAAGTTTAGAGCTCATAGCTGTTTTAAGCATCCATTATAGGGGATTGTTCAGAAAGTCTATGATAACTCGATACTCGGTAAAATAACTGTTGTTCAACGGAAAGACAAGGAAAATATAAGCGATAGTAACAATCAAATGATTATCAGTAAAAAATATGTACTGAACCAAATTAAGACTAAAAAAGTAGAGGAGTTTTTGAACATGAGAAAAAATTATAGATTGATTTACAAACAGTGTTTCATGGGTGAAGAATTGCAGGACACAATTATGAAATACAACAAGACAATTGTTGAGATGGAGCAATCAGTAAATGACTTGTACAGTGATCCTCATGTGTTTAGTGTTCGCTATGAAGAGGTGCAAAATGATACCGAAGTTTAGAGCGTGGGATAAGAAATATAAAAAAATGATGAAAGTTAATCAAATTGACTTTGAGAAAAAAACAGTTTGGCTTGAGGCTGATAATGGAGATCATGAGAATAGGCATACGTTGACACGAGAATTTAAAGATGTGATCCTCATGCAATCAACAGGCTTGAAAGACAAGAACGGCGTTGAAATTTTTGAGGGTGATATTGTTCAGTATCGAGATGGAGAATATAGCTACCTAGGTATCGTTAAAAGAGACTGTTATCAATTTTTTATCGATGGAATAGAACCAGATGACAACTATGATTTTATTGATGTTTCTAATACTTTTGATGGAACTAGTTCTTTAGAAATACTCGGAAATATTCACGAGAACCCAGAGCTATTGGAGGTCGCAGAATGAGCTTTAAAGAAGCTTTCAAAGATGAATATATTGAAATTGACATAAGTAATAACGAAGAAGCAAAAGCTTTCTTTGAAGAAAATGTATATAAAAGGGAAAGAGAAATATTAAAGAAGTCAGAGGGCTTGTTTAAATGTATTGAGGAGGAAGCGGAATGAGTTATGAAAATTACAAAAATTGTGTTGAAGAGGTAAAAGACAAGAACGGTAAAGTAATTAAATATCATGACGTTGTTCGAACGTTACGAGGTGAAATTTTATTAGTCGGTTTTGGAGTAAATCACCATCATAAAACAAAAGGTTTGAATGCCTTTAATAATTTTATTGGTGCTCATGATTGGTTAGATGTTTACCCAGATGGAGAATTAGAAATCCTAGGAAATGTTGACTTTTTTGGGAGGGGCAGCGATGAATAAACAAGAATTGATTGAAGAGTTAGAATGCATAGAAGTTTCTACAGACAGCCTTGATTATTTGAGAGGTGCTGACTATGCCAACGAAAGAGCAATTAGCTTAGCAAAACAGCTAGACGAACCGAAAAAAGTCGTTGTTCCGAAGTTCGTGGCAGAATGGATTGAGTTATGCAAAGGATTAGAGTGCACTCTGTATTGCTCAGCAACAAGTAAGCTTAGAGATACGATGCATATAGAAAAAGCTAAAGAAGTATCAGACTGGCTTGATACTTTTGAAAATCATGAGTTGTTTGCTCACGCATGGCTTGACGGCTACGAAGTCGAGAAGGGACCTTTATATCACGTTTTATTACCAGACAAAGGGGCGACTAACACAGGATATACTTTTTTAAATTTAGCGGGAGCAATTTATTTTACGACATGTAAGGAAAAGGTGGATATGTTAACAGAACAAGAAATCAAAGCAGTTGATGAGCGCTATTGGCCGTTTGCTGTGAAGGTGGATGGTGAATAAATGAAACGCAACTGGAAAAGAGTAATAAATAAAGTTAGTGGCATTGCAATAATGATTCTTGTAGCAAAAGCAGCCGTGAGCTATTTCGTGTATGGCCATGACATAACAAGCAGTGACCTTGTTTATTTCCTTTCATGCTCGTTTATTTTGGGATTAGGGCTATATTTAGGAGGTTCTAGTGTATGAGTTATCCAGAAGTTTATATCTTAGGAAGGCAAGTCGATGGAGTGTACGTTGAGTATTCAGAGCCATATCTTTCAAAAATAGAAGCTGAACTTGATAAGAATCACTATGAAATGGGCAAATCAATGTCACATGATGCTGGCTCTTGGAAAATTTTAAAGTATGGTAGACCGATAACGGTCGAATTAAACAATAAAAAAGCCAGCCGACCACTGGCTGACTAAGAAGAATATTTTACCAGAAAAGTGGTAGCTTGTGATATGTGAGGTTACTTTGCCCCAAACATTGGTCACAATAAAAATATTTTATCATGAGTAAAGAAAGCTGCCAATAAAAAAAGCCGGATTCCTCCGACCGTGGGTAATATTCTCGACACGAATATTATACCATAAACGGGGGAATCAAAGGATGGTACTTTTTGACGTAAAGAAATATGAAACACCAGATGCAAAAGATGTAGATATGGAACAAACTAAACATAACGTCAGTGTGTTCCTGTCTGCGTACCTTGCTGCTAGATGTCGTGTTGGCCAGCCGAGGGAACCAAAAGTAACAGCTTCATTCTCTTTGGTTCCACCATCAACGGCCAAAAACACTTTTGAAGCCGAGCAAATGTTAATCCAGAAAGAAGAAGCTCAAGAAGAGTTTGATTACCTTCATAAGCTTTTTGTTAGAGGTTACTCTGCGATTCAGCATCCGCACAAACCAGATGTAACGGAGAGAAGAAAAAGAATCTTCTATGATCGCTATATCAACGGCAATCCAATCTATCTAGCAGCACAACGAAACTGTATCAGTGAAGAATCAGTGAAACAAGAATCTAATATGATCATTGTTCAATTTGCTTCGGCACTGGAACTGGTTGCTTTTAAGTAGCCATTTATTACACTTTTTATACCTCTTTTATACACTTTATCTACACTTCATATACCTTCTAAACGAGTTATTATGATAGTGTCAAAAAATAAGAAATGCGACACACTTACACAAAATTTAAACGGAACGATTGCCTACTTATTTTTTTGATTTGAGATTACAAGGAAGTAAAAAAATTCTACTTTCTTCGTTTAGTCACTTGTGATCTCATTTAGATTCTCTCGCAAACCACCAATTATAAAACTAAAGAAGTGAGGTGAATTTCCTCTCTCTTTTTTCTACAGGTTTGCGAGAGTTAATGGAGCATAGCTTAATCGGTAGAGCAGCGGTCTCCAAAACCGTTAGTATAGGTTCGAGTCCTATTGTTCCAGTAAGTGGCATAAGCTGCTTAAATACTATAGATCGTCAATGAATGTTCGGACAAACAAATTGGCGCTACTACCTTTCACGAGGGCTGCATTTCTATGCAGTCCTTTTTACATAATTTTATAAGGAGGTTGTTACATCTATGAGTAAAAAAGAACAGATTAAAAAGCAGCAAGCACAGTTCTTAGAAATCATGAAGAAGGTTCGTGAAGAGAAAGATATAGATGCGCTTGCAGAATTGTTTATTGAAATCATTTCAGTATATGGGCTGAAGATGGATGAGACATCAGCATTACTTTATTACGTTCAGAAGGAAACACTTGAAGCAGATCACAATGCACAGTTCTTAAACGAACGATTGAAACTTGATGTTAAGTCGCTAGGTATTGAAGGTGTGCTGCAAATACAACGTGCGTTGGTTAACACTTACCTTTCTAATATTGCCAACAACGATTGATGTATCATCCAAACAAGCACGAGCAAAGTTCTATGGCTCATCAGAGTGGAGAAGATTAAGGCAGCAGTGTTTAGAGCGTGATCATTACGAATGCCAGTGGTGCAAACAAGAAGGTAAGTTAACAACCCAGTATGATTCTATTCTTGAAGTGGATCACATTAAAGAGTTAGAACATTACCCACAGTATGCCTTGAATATAGACAACCTAAGAACATTGTGCAAGGACTGTCATAATAAACGGCACGGTAGATTTAACTATAGAGAATCGAAAAGAAAAAAGAAATGGGATGATGAATGGTGGTAAAGAAATGTTTGAAAGATTATGTGGAAGATGGAAGATACACGATTGTTGTTGCTCCTAGTATGAAGTCATTAATGATTAAAATAAAGGAACTATATCCTACGGCAGTAGTAACGACTTCTGATGCTGATGGGATCGGAGGTAAGAAACTCCTGGTTGATAAATGGGCGGCTGATGGGCTAGGTCTCAAAGCAGCATTACCAAAGTACAGAACCCAAGATGTTGTATACGAAAACTTCACAAAGCAATTTGTTGAAGGCGGTAATGTAACTGTTAACTTTTCTTCGAAGTTACATGAGGGATGGGAGAAGGCATTTAATCAAATTAAACAAACTACTAGTGAAAGTTTAAGGAGTTCTTTTATTGGATATGTAGCAGGTATTCATGCTCATCCTTACAAAGAACAAGGTGATGAAGACTACATGGATTATGGCAAGCAGTTTTTCGAAGGTAATGTTTGGAAACAAAAGCGACAGGATATCTTGGATTCGAATAAACCATTAACCAAAGAAGATGTAAGCTTCTATTTAAACGGGAAAGTTCCTAAACTTTACATCAAAGGCCAAGAGGTTGGGGTTGCATCTATGACTGCACATTATGTTACTGACAGTGATATGCCAGGAACAAATGTAATCACATTTGTTTATATGACAAAAGATGATCCTAGAAACAAAGTCTTGTCGATCGATCTTAATAACGGAAGGGTGTTTAATCAATGAGTAATGATGAAAGAACATTTATAAAAGAAGGATCAGCAATTCGAAATATAAATGAATCCAGCCACGATGCCAGCGCTTGGATTCAAGATACAATTGATAAGTTGAATTCATTTAAGCAACGAGTTGATGATGGTCATGTGATCATAATGGGTGGGGACTACAATGAAACTCATCCAGCACCAGACAGAGAACAGGTAACGTACGATTACATCTCATTGTCGATCGACTTCGTGGAAACCAAATCCCAAAACATGACCGAATAACAAATGAAAGTGGGGACTAACATACCCCCGGTCAAATTATTTGGGGGTCAAATCCCAATCTAGGGAACCGGTGGATGGGGTCAACTGTCCAAATATAAGAGATAATTTTTTTACTAGGGGGGTGTAGGACATTAGGATAGCAGATTTGAAAAAACAATTATTAAAACAAATTGATGAAAATGATCAGATTGAACTTGAAAAAGTTGAAAGATATATTGATTTAGTAAAGCTTTATCGGAAAATGAATAGTTCAATAACTAAATTCGGAGCAATAGTTGAGGTGGAAAATGGTACGCAAAAATTTGTAAAACCTAATCCTGCAATCGCTGAAAAAGTGAAAATATCTCGTGCATTAATAACGCTTGGTAAAGATTTAAATTTGGATCCACTGGATCAAACGATTACCGCTCCAGATGATGATTATGATGAGAGTGATTTAACATGATACATCAAAAACACGTTGATTTTTATATTAATCAATTCAAAACTGGTCAGATTAAATTCAATCAGGAGCGGAAGGATTTAATTGAATATTTAGAGCGTGATGTACTCAGTCGTGACGATGTTTATTTTGATGATGAGATGATCGATAAATGTATCGCCTATGGAGAGAAATGGTTTTTTCCAATGCAGCCATTCCAAAAATTTTTAATTGCGTTTGTCTTTTTCTTTTTCAAGAAAAATGACCGTCGGGTGTATAGAAAGTTTCTTTGGATGTTTGGACGTGGGGGTGGCAAGAATGGTTTGCTATCTGTGGTTCTAAACTTTTTACAAACCGAGGTACATGGAATAATGGATTACAACATATCGATTGTTGCAAACTCAGAGGAGCAAGCTAAGACGTCATTTGAAGAAATTTACAATACAATCAAACGAAATAAAACGTTGCAGAAAGCTTTTGAATATGGAAAATCAGTTATCACAAGCAAGAAAACTGGCAGCAAACTTAAGTATCGAACGAGCAACGGAGAAACAAAAGATGGTTTGCGAGATGGCGCAGTAGCATTCGATGAAATTCATCGGTACGAATCGAATAAAGATGTAAAGGTCCATATTAGTGGTTTGGGCAAAAAACCAAATTCAAGGGAGTTTTATTCTGGAACTGACGGATATGTTCGAGAAGGGTTCTTGGATAGTATGAAAGAAAAAGCGAAAAGAGTGTTGAATGGTTCAGTCCGTTTCAATGCTCTTTTTCCATTCATTTGTAAACTTGATTCAGAAGATCAAGTGAATGATCCTGAAAACTGGGAACTTGCGAACCCGATGTTTCATAAACCGTTATCTAATTATGCTGAAGAACTGTATGAAACGATCATGGAAGAATATGAGGACTTAGAAGACGATCCAAGTAACAGGGAAGAATTCATGACTAAACGTATGAATTTACCTGTCACAGACTTAGAAAGATCGGTGGCTAGTCGTGAAGAAATTCTAGCGACCAACAGACCATTCCCAACTAACCTAATTGGAAAACAAGCCATTGGCGGTTTAGACTATGCCAGTCTGCGTGATTTCGCCGCCTGTGGACTTTTGTTTCGTGATGGGGATGATTATGTATTCAAGACCCATTCGTTCGTTAGAAAGCAATTTGTGGACATTTACTATGGATATTCTCGTAAGACTTCTGAAACCACAAAAGAAAAATTTGCGCCGATACGTGAATGGGAAGAAAAAGGATTACTAACGGTCATAGATGGCCCCACAATTGATCCTAAAACAGTCGTTGGTTGGTTTGTTGAACAACGGGAAAAATATGGCATAACAAAAGTAGTAGCTGATAATTTTCGTATGGATCTTTTGCGGCCTTTGTTTTTGAAAGAAGGCTTCGAAATCGAAGTAATCAGGAATCCAACAGCTGCTGATAATTTGCTAGCACCTAGAATTGAAGATGCTTTTGCTAACAATCACATTATTTTTGGCGATAATCCGCTCATGCGTTGGTATACAAACAATGTACTTGTTAAGACCAATGGCGATGGTAATAAATCATATAAGAAGAAAGAAGAGGTAAGGCGTAAGACAGACGGATTCAAGGCTTTTGAATATTGTTTATGGCGTGTTGATGAAATCGTAAATTACAACTATGAAGATGCCTTTGACATATTGGATGAAATTGAGTTTTAGAAAAGAGCTAGGTGCTAGCCTAGCTCTAGTAAATTACTTTTTAGTCCATTTATTACCGGGCTTTTGAGTTGGGGGTAATCTATCACCAGAATCGATTTTAACTTCTCTTGGTTTTGATACTTCGCCACCTCTAGGACCGACTTCTTTATAAGTGCCTGGTCTTTGGTTGTCTGTGCCAGGCGGTATTAATTTGTCTGCCATAGTGAGTATCCTCCTTGCTTTATTTCAGTTTATTACAACTGATAACTTTATTATATCACCTATGGTAATGCTTACAAATTAAATCTTAGAAAGGAAGTAATTATTATGTATAAACCGCAATATCTAAACATTGTTAGAACAACAAAATCAGCTTATGGCAACAATATTGCTTATTTCAAAAAGACATTTGTTGCTCATAACGGCTATAAGTGGGATGTACCAACGAAAAAAGAAAATAAATCGGGTCGTCATTTTTTAGGAAAAATAAAATAACGTGTAACTACAACAGAAAGGGGGTGAATGAGTGAGTTTATTCGATGTCTTCAAACTATCAGTAAAAAATGAAGAACCGTCCGACTGGCTTCCAGATTTTGTTGCAGGGGATGAATTAGCTACACGGTCATATTTAAAAATAATGGCTAAAAATACCGTTATAGATTTTGTTTCAAGGACTATGTCCACATTAGAAATAAAATTCAAAAGTACAGGAATGGAAGATTGGGACTATATATTAAACGTTCGGCCTAACTCGGATATGTCTGCTACCACATTTTGGCAAACCTTCTTCTTTCGCTTGTTAGATGAAAATGAAGTGTTGGTTATTTTAAAAGATGACCAACTTTTAATAGCTGATGACTATACAAGAGAACAAAAAACAATCACAGATGATTGCTTTAGCAACGTTTACGTTAAAGACCAAGTGTTTACAGAAAAATTTTACATGTCAGATGTTATTTATTTAAAGTACAACAGTAAAGAGCTTGATTCATTTACTAAGGGTTTATTTAATGACTATTCGGAATTGTTCGGACGAATACTAGAAATCTCCATGCGAAATAATCAGATTCGTGGTTCTGTTTCAATTGAAGCCACTGGATCAATGAATGAAGAAAAAGGAAAAGATGGCAAAACACGTTCGGAAAGATTACAAGAGTATGTAAATAAAATTTATCACGCTTTTAGCACTAAAGCAGTTGCTATAGTCCCAAAAGTTAAAGGATTTGATTATGAAGAATATACGAACAAACAAGGTTCTTCTAATCAGTCTCTTGAGGAATTAAATAAAATGAAATCATCGTTAATTGATGATGTAGCCAACGCCATAGGAGTACCTACGGCGCTTATTTATGGTGAAAAATCAGAACTTGATTCCAATATCAAAGCTTTTAGAAAACTATGTATTATTCCTTTAATGAAAAAGCTGCAAGATGAATTAACTGCAAAAGTTCTTACACGCCAAGAGTATAAAAATGGCGAACGAATTAAAGTAACTAAAGTTTTACCTGTAAGTATTCTGGAAAATGCAACTCAAATTGACAAAATTGTCTCTAGTGGAACATTCCTAAGAGACGAAGTGAGGGAAGAAACGGATTATGATTCGTTGCCAGATGGAGAAGGTAAGAAGCTAATTATGACTAAAAATTATGCACTCGTGAAAGGGGGTGAGGAAGAGAATGACAAAGACTAGAAACGTGCCGTTTCAGTTTTCTAACGAGTTAGTTGAAGGTAAAAGAGTTTTAACTCTTTCGGGAAATATCAGAAAAAAATATTGGTCCGATGATGATGTTATTGATGCGAAAAGCATCAGGGAAACTTTAGATGGAGTGACAGACGATATTACCATTAAATTAAATAGCCCAGGTGGAGATGTGTTTGAAGGTGTTGAAATTTACAATTATTTAAAAGATCACCCCTCAAAAGTAACGGTAGAAGTTACTGGTGTAGCAGCTTCAGCAGCAACATTCATTTTGTCGGCAGCTGATGAAGCGATTATGAATGTAGGGACTTCAGTTATGATTCATGAAGCTTCGACTTTTACATGGGGAAATAAACAAGATATTCAAAAGACTTTGAATGCTTTGGAAACTATCGATGATTCCATTCTTTCAATTTATTCACAAAAAACAGGTCAAACAACAGATCAATTAGAAACATGGATGAAGGAAGAAAAATGGTTCACAGCTGAAGAAGCTGTAGAATATGGTTTTGCAACAGAAGTTAAGAAAAACACCGAAAAAAAATCAACTGATTCAAAGGAAAATATAGCTGAAATGGTGAAAAATGCTGTTGCGGAAGCTATGTCTTTAAACCAACAAGCTGTGACGAATGAAGCAAAACAAGAATCAAAACCAAAACAAAAATCTTTAATAAATAGATTAACTAAAGGAGCATGATTATGACATTAACATTAAAAAACAAAACAGATGAAGCGAAGAAACAATTTAATGCAGTATCAACAAATGAAGAGGCGACATCAGAACAGGTAAATGCTGCTTTAGAAGCATATGTTACTGCTGTTGCAGAAGATGCAGGAAAGCAAGTACGAGCTGAATATGAAGAGCTGAAAAATGTAACAGATAACCGTGTGCTTGAAGCTCGCGGCATTCACACTTTAACTAATGAAGAAACAAAATTTTATAACGAAGTTGAAAAAGCGGGTGGATTTGATGAAGATTTAGTCTGGCCAGAAACAATTTTAGAACGTGTTTTTGAAGGTTTACAAGAAGAACGTCCATTGTTAAAAATTATTAATTTTACACCTTCAGTAGGTAAAACTAAAATTACTCGTTCTCGTCGTAAAGGTGTAGCGGTATGGGGGCCACTTCATAAAGATATTGAAGGGAAATTAGATGCACAATTTGGTGCAACAGAATTTAATCAATTGGCTTTAACAGCGTTTTTCTTAATTTCAAATGACACTTTAGAATTAGGTCCACGCTGGGTTGACCGATACGTTCGTTTATGTTTATCTGAAGCAATCGCAGAAGCATGGGAAAAAGCAATTATCAATGGGTCTGGTCATAATCAACCTATTGGACTAACAAAAGATATGAATGCGGCAATTGATCCGACAAATGGATATGCTGATAAAGAATCAGCAGGCATCTTAACTTTTAAAGATTCACAGACAATGGTTAAAGAATTCGCAATGTTATTGAAGAAAGCTTCTAAATATACCGATAAAGTCGGCGATGGTGACGAGGGAGAGGAAAAAACAAGAAAAGTTAAAGGGAATGTATACTTAATTGTTAATCCATTGAACTATTACGATATTGTTGCTCGTGTCACTACGCAAAATGCAAATGGCGTATTCGTTTCAAACTTACCATTTATTTCTGAAGACCATATCATTGAATCTTTAGAAGTAAAAGAGAATAAATTGATTGCTTTTGTTGGTGGAGAATATGATGCTACGCAATCACGTGCAGAAAAAGTCTATGTTTATAAAGAAACATTTGCAATGAAACGTGCAACATTATACGCTGCCGACTTATTGGGCAATGGTGAGCCAGCTGATAACGATGCAGCGCAAATTTATGATATTAAAATTGACGATGGAGAACCAGCAACAAAGTAAACACCCCTGTTGTTAATAAGATAAACCCAACAATAGATGGGGCAACTATCGATTTGAAATAGCACGGGGGGATTAGATGGAATCATATTTAAAGGAGTTCAAAGAAAGAAATCAAATCTTTCATTCGTCAGACGATGACTCTATAAAAGAACAATTAAATGATTCCTTTGAAGATATTCGAACGCTTATAGGAGATTTTGATCCAAAAGTATATCGAAAAGGAAAAGAACTTGTTTTTGAAAGAACTCGTTATGTAAGAAACGAAGCCTTAGAATACTTTTATCCCAACTTTCAGCAAAGCATTATGGATGCTTCCATCGATATTTCAGGAGGTGAAGGATTTGGCAATACACCCTAATTATAAACGTCCCAAAATAGGAGCTGGCGAATTAAAAACGCCAGTTTCTTTTTTTCAGTTTATTCCGGGAGAAGGGCCTGAACCTGGCGAAATAGTAAAGAAAGAACTTCATTCATGTAAAGCGCAAATCTACAATCCGTCAATGAAAGACATGGAAATATTGAACGCAAAAGGAACTAAAGAGGGGCTGACAATTAAAATCCGTGATCCGCACCAAGACTATATCCCTAGCAACAAACATAAAGTTGTTATTGATGACTATAGAGCTTTACCAGTGGGCAAAGAATGGGAAATCGTAGATGTTTCACCAGATTTTGAAGATAACCGTTTTATCAAGATTGTTCTAGGGATAACGTCATGAGCGAAGTGACAGGGTTAGAAGAAATTCTCAAAAATATGGAAGATAAACTAGGACAAGCACGAGTAAATAGAATTTCCAACAAAGCTTTAAAAAAACAAGGCGAAAGAAACAAGCAGATTGTTAAAAAATATATGGCTAGTTATATCGATTCAGGAAAAACACACGACTTAGTTATAAGTAGCGGTGTGAAAAGTAATCCAAAACGAGTTGAGACTGGCTGGGCTTCAAAGGAACGTGCGCCTATCGTCCATTTAAATGAGTTCGGCTATACACGCTATGGTACTTATGTGCGACCTCGTGGAATGGGAAAACTACAGGCTGCAGCTGATGAAATTCAAGCGAAAGCATTCGGAGAGATGAAGTCGGATATGGAGGAATTAGCTAAATGAAAGACATGATGATGGAAGTTTACAATCGATTAATTGATAATCCTCTGATTCGAGAAAAAACTAGTTTTATTAATGACAATGGTAAAACTGAATATCGCATTAAATTTTACGAAGTACCAGAAACTTTGGATACTACCAAACCTTTCATTGTCATTGATAACTTTCTTGGTCCACAAACTAACGCTTATTTTGCCAACAACAAAGCTTTGTCAATTCGCTTCAATTATCAAATAAATGTTGAAAGCATGGACAGAATGGTAACCAAGCAAATTTCTAAAGCAGTTGAAGAAACGATGAAACAAATTGGATTTGGTCGCCTAGATGGTGGCTTAGATCAGTACTTTAACGAAACAAAACGTTTTGTAGATGCAAGACGTTACAGAAAAAATACACAAATTCACGACACCGACTATTAAGTTGGTGTCTATTTTTTAGGAGGAAAAAATTTATGCAAACATACGGATTTAGCAGAATCACTATTCAACAATTGGACAATGAATTAAAGCCAGTCGCTGGTAAGAAACATGTCATTGATGGCAAGCCAAAAGAAGGGGCCGCAGCAAGCTTTGAAATTACAGGACTAACCAAAGAACCGTCAAAAGTTTTCGGATCAAATATTGCATACTACGTGGCACGTAAAGGTCACGGAGATATTGCAGCAAACTTAGGTATCTTAGATGTACCATCAGCCATTGAACATGAAATGTTAGGGCATAAAAAAGCTAGCGAGGAAAGCAAAGTTTATCATATTGGCGAGGATACAGAGCCACCTTACTACGCAGTATTAATCGAATCAGAAGATTTGTATGGCGAAAAACTTGGCTTCGGTATGTATGCAGGCACATTCTCATTAGATGGTGTCAAAGGCGAAACATTAAATGATGACGACTTTACGCCAGAGCCTGGCGAATATGTTTATTCTGCTGTTTCTCGTCAAATTAACGGTAAAAAAGTTACTGTCGGTTTTGCAGATAATTCAGAAGCTCTAGCAGAATTGACAACAGAATTATTTGGTGAAGAAACACCAGCGCCGGAAAAGTAGCAAGCCCCACAGTGGGAGCTGTTACTCCCACTACAGATGGGGCCAATATTGAATTAAGTTAGGAGGACAAGAAATGTCGTTTATTCCACCAGAAAAATTTAGACTTTATAAAAAAGGTGAAACTAATCCTGTTGCAGAAAGTGTTTCGCCTTTAGCTATTACAGGAATTACCGCAAACACAGATGTTTTAGCGGGTGACTTTACTGTCACAGGTGTTGCTACTGTTAACGGTGAAGAAAAAGAATCTGATCATGTCGATGTACCAGCGTTTAAAACATTACCTACTGCAGTAACAGGAATTACCTTGGATAAGACTGAATTAACTTTAAAAGTTGGTGAAACAGCAACGTTAACACCTACAATCATGCCAGAAAACGCAACAAACAAAGCGTATAGATTCAGTTCTGAAGATGCAGCGATTGGAACGGTAACGCCAGTGCAAGGAAAAGTAACAGGCGTTTCGGAAGGTATTACAAAACTTGTTGGCACAACTGAAGACGGTAATTTTACAGCAGAATGTACTTTGACTGTATCAGCAGCAGAATAAAAATTTATTGATTAAGGACGGCTTTAGTTAGTCGTCCTTTTTTTGGAGGTTAAAAAATGGAACGTAAAATTGAACTAACTTTACGCATTGATGGCGAAGAAAAAACTTTTACACAGGACTTTGTGCCGTTTTCTAAGCGTACAGACTATATAAAAAAAGAAAATTCACTTAGAGAAGAAAAAACAAGCGAAGGATTAGAACCAACAGCTGACGAGTATTTAGAAATGCAAATTCAATTCGTCGCCGATTTATTCGATGAAAAGGAACTTACTAAAGAAGCAATTCTTAACGGTATGGATTCTTTAGACATTGATAAAATATGGGAAATTATCAGCTATCGAGTTCTTGGTCTATCTAAGACAGATGTGGAAGAGTCAAAAAAGGAAAAGGCGGAGGAAATCTAAGTTGGTCTGAATTTTATGACCTGCAGGTTGGTTTTGTCCGTGATTCAGTTACAGAACTTGGGTGGACGATTCGGGATTTCATGAATACTGATTGCTTGGATATTGATGAAATCTTATTGAAAGCACCAAAGAAAAAGAAAACTAAAAAGAAAAAACAAGAGGTGCGACCACTAAGTGAATTAGTCAAGCGTAGTGGCGCATAAAGGGAAGGAGGTAACTAAATGAGTGGTGGAACGCCGTTAGGAAATATGGTCATTAAGTTGGGCTTGGATAGTTCTGATTTCGGTCGTGGTGCAGCAAATGCTAAAAAAGAAGTTCGTTATTTAGCCAAAGAAATGCAAGCTAATGCAAAAATCGCTGATATGGCGGGCAATCAAATGGGCAAGCTTGGCACTCGTTTTGATGGTTTAACTAAAATCATTGGAGCACAAGAGAAACAAGTTGCTGCGCTGAAAAAAGCTTATGACGAGTCTTTTGTAGATGGAAAAGCGACAGAATCCACCAAAAGGCTAGCAACTCAATTGCAAGATGCCAATGGAAAACTAGCAAATTATCGATCTCAATTAATTCAAACAGCTGGTCAGATGGCAGAAATGCAAGTCAAAACCACTGGTGCCACTGGCGCCATTTATAATGCCAGCGAAAAAATGATTTCTAGTGGGCAAAAAATGGAAAAAGTGGGCGGAGCTTTAACAAAAGGTATAACTTTGCCAATTCTTGCTGGGGCTGCAGCAGTAACAACGGCCGCTGTGAAATGGGAATCTGATTTTGCAGGTGTGAAAAAGACCAATGATGAAGTTGTGGATTCGACAGGTAAGGTTGTTTACTCATACAAAGATTTAGAAAATGGTCTTCGTGGACTAGCCAAAGAATTACCTTCAAGTCACACGGAAATTGCAAACGTTGCAGAAGCAGCAGGGCAGTTAGGGATTAAAACTAAAAATGTAGTTGGCTTCACCAAGACAATGATTGACTTAGGCGAGTCAACGAACATGAGCGCAGAAGAAGCAGCAACTGCTTTAGCTCGATTGGCCAACATTACAGGAATGCCACAAACGGAATTTGACAAGTTAGGTTCTGTGATTGTTGATTTAGGGAATAACTTTGCGACAACCGAGTCAGAAATAACCGCAATGGGATTACGTCTTGCTGGTGCTGGTCACCAAGTGGGAATGAGTGAAGCTCAAATCATGGGATTTGCGGCTGCATTGAGTTCGGTTGGTATTGAAGCAGAAGCAGGCGGTTCTGCATTTTCTAAAGTGATGGTTGAAATGCAATTGGCTGTAGAAAATGGAGCCAATGCATTTGCAGGGTTAGAGAGTTTAAGCCAACAAACTGGTGTATCTATGGAACAGGTTTCTAGCGCTGTTAGAAATGGCGGTAAAGAGTTAAAAAACACTGCTGGTGCAATGGGGTTAACTAGCAAAGAATTAAAAACAATGCATAAAGAAGCCACCGATGCATCAGGAAAATTAAATGATTTTGCAGAAGTAGCTGGAATGTCTGCAGAACAATTTTCTAAAGCTTTCAAAGAGGATGCTTCAGGTGCTATTATCAAATTTATTGAAGGGCTAGGAAAAACGAAGGAACACGGACAATCTGCAATTGCTGTTTTAGATGATATGGGGATTACCGAAGTTCGTCTTCGTGACAGTTTGCTACGTGCAGCTGGTGCCAGTGATGTATTTAAAAGTGCGGTAGATCGTGGAACTAAAGCATGGGGAGAAAACACCGCTTTAACAGAAGAAGCTAACAAGCGATACGAAACTACCGAATCTCAATTAAAGATGCTTAAAAATGAAGCAGTGGACGTAGGAATCACGTTTGGTGGTCCTTTAGTAAAAGCATTGAGAGATGCGTTGCAAGCGACTAAACCAATGATCAAAACCGTAACGAATTTAGCGGAATCTTTCTCAAATGCTGATCCTAAAACACAGCAAACAATTGTTAAAATGATTGCATTAACTGCTGCAATGGGGCCTGCTATTAAGTTAACAGGTACTTTAACGAAGGGTGTAGGATTTTTAGGCAAGGGCTTTGTTGAAACAATGGCTGCTATGTCTAAAAAAAGAGCAATCGAAGATGTTACAAAAGCTTTTGCAGAAGGTAGTTCTGTTTCTATCGGATTCGGAAAAGACATTGCTTCTTCTGGTTCGGCATTAGGAGGATTGACTGCTAAAATCGGAGGAACCACAACACAAATTGGTTCATTGACTAAAGGGTTTAGTTTATTGAATCCTTGGGTGTTAGGTGCAACTGCAGCGATTGGAGCAGGTGTAGCAGTGTGGAAACTCTGGGGAGAAGAAGCTTGGAATAGTTCCCAACGTGTTAAGCAATGGGGAACTGATGTCGGACGAGAAGTTGACAAAACCTTAAACGGGGTGCAAGACAAAACCAAAGCCGCAAATGGTCAGTTTGGCTTATTAAAAGATGGATTTAATCAATCAGATGCTTCTAAAATGGCAGAAAATTTTGAAGCAGCGGGTCAGTCTCTTGAAAAGTCTTTAAATAAAAAAGTAGATGGATTGAATCAATTATTAAAGCAGTTACCAGGAACCGCTACAGACTCAATGAAAGAAATCATTGAGAATGAGAAAAAACTAAATCAGTCTGCTGTGGAAGAAATCCAATCGAATAATAAGCAAATTCAAGAGATTAGACAAAGGGCTGCAAACGAAAATCGTCAATTGAGTGTTTCTGAAGCTCAAATGATTAGTGATTTATCAAAGAATACTGCGGAAGCTTATGTTAATACTCTGGATGTTTCGGCGGAACAAAAAAGAACTATTTTGAAATCAATGACTGGTGATGTAGCGAATGCTACGAAAGAAGAAGCAGAAATATGGTTAAAATCATTAGGAGAGCAAAGAAATGCATCGCAGACTCATGCCGCTAAAATGAAAGAAGAGCAAAAAAAATGGTTGAAAGATTGGGGATATAACCTTGATGGTGAATTTGCTCAGAAGTATCTTGAAGAATGGGATAAAATAAACGAAACTACGACTGAAGGTTTTGATAACCAAATGGCCGCCATTGTTGAGAAATTCCCTGAACTAAAAGATAAAATTCATTTGGCTTCTGGACAAGTAATAAAAGAGAGCGGAAATGCTTCACAATACCTTATTGAAGATAACGAGAAGTTATTGGAGAATGTTACCAAAACAACAAATAAAGTTGCTGAAAATGCTAAGAAGAACGCTGAACAACTTAAATATGTTGGTAATGAAGCAAGTGAATATGGGAAAATGTGGAATAATCTTGTTCTTGATCCAAAAACAGGCGAAGTCAAAACCAATGCACAAGAAGCAGTTAACGAAGCTGCAAATTCTGAAAAAGGATGGAACCAACTCCTATATGCTTCCAAACACGCCGACCTAAAAAGTAATGCTAAATTAATGATTGCCGAAGCAGCAATTGCTAACGGAAAATGGGACAGCATGACGTTTAAGGAACAACAAGCGCTTTTAGATACAAATGCCAAGAAGACTGTAACTCAGGCATTACAAGCCAACGGAAAATGGGACAAACTTAATTTTGAAGAGAAGAAGGCAATTCTGTATTCTAATACCCCTGAAAAAATGGCTGAAAATATGCTTAATCTTGGACTTTGGGAAGATTACAAGTTACACGACAAAGAAATTAAAGCTGATAACAAAGAGTTTTTAGAAGTGCTTAGTGATTCACAAGAAAAAATTGTCAATTGGTCTAATATACCAGATGATGTTAAAGAATTTTATGCAGATAATCAAGATTTACTGACAAAAATTTATGGATCAGAACGAGCCTTTAATGCTTGGAAAAATTTACCAGATGAAAGCAAACTGCTTTTAGCAAATAACACGGATGTGCTACAAAAGATTCTTTCTTCAGAAACATATCTAACAAATTGGAATAACCTTCCAACAGACCAGAAAAAAATGCTTGCCAATAATGATGATTTACTAACAAAGGTAATGAAATCAGAAGAAAGTATGAATGCGTGGAATTCATTACCTGATCCAGTAAAAAAAATGCTTGGTAATAATGAAGATTTAAAAGCAAAAATAGCTGATGGAACATTAAGCGTGCAAACTTATGACCAAGTAAAGCCACAATTAAAAAAATTACTCGGAGATGCTTCCAATGTATCAAATCAATCACAGGTAGGTATTCAAAACTTAAATGCATTTAACGCAAACAATCCAGCACAGAAAATACTACGTGGAGATTCTTCAAATGCACAAGCTGCAGCTCGACAAGGTGGCAATGCATTGAACACCTACAATGCCAATAATCCAGGAACGAAAAACCTGCGAGGAAATGCAGGTGGAGTTGTCGGTGCGGCTTCAAGTGGTAATAGTAGCTTAAATATTTTCGCAGCAAACAATCCAGTTGAAAAACTATTAAGGGCTAATGATCAAGCGAGTGGACCAGCATCTCAAGCGAAAAATGCAGTAAGTGATTTTAATTCTGGCCCTTCGGTAATTACCAAAACTTTAAACGTAGTAGCTAATTTAGGCGCTGGCGTAGCAAAAATTTTAGGACTAGAAACAGGAACCAATAATCATATTGGTGGTCCAGCAATCGTCAACGACCAAAAAGGACATACTTATAAAGAGTTGGTAATTCCTAAAGGTGGCGTGCCTTTCATTCCAGAAGGTAGAAATGTATTCTTACCAGATTTACCAAAAGGATCAAAAGTAATCAAAGCTTCAGAAACAAAGAAACTAATTCCTCATTATGAAAACGGCGTGGGAGTTCCGAGAAACTCTTCAGTTGTTAAAAATCTAATTGCTATTCAAGATTCACATGAATCGAATGATTTTAGCGAACTTGCTTCTCTTATGCGTGAAATGGTTTCTTACTTGAAAGACGGAAATATAAAAAACATGGAAGTAACACAATATATCACAGGTGCTGACACGAAAACACCGAGAGAAACAGCGATTGAAACAAAACGCCAACTACGTGACTTGGCTAGGGGGTTTAAATAGTGAAACTAGAATTAGTTTATACGAATCAAAATGGGGAGCAACTCGTTTTTAATGAGGAGGCTCCTTATTTTTTGCAAAATGTGGAAGGTTTAGAAGCACCAGAAAATGTCGTGCTAGCAGAAGAAGTATTTGGAGAAGATGGCGCAAAAGTTGTTGGAATCCGCTTAAGCACTCGGAAACCTTTGCTTGAAGGCACTTTAATTGGAAAAACAGAAGAAGAAATTTATCAGTTGCGCCGAGATATGATTCAAAAAATCGATCTAAAACAAACAGGTAAGCTAACTCTTAAAGTCTATGACAAGGAGTATGAAACCGACGTATTACCAATCCAAGCGCCTAGTTTCAAATTATACGAAGATAATCCTTATAAGGTTGACGAATGGAATTTATTTTCTTTACAGTTTGAAGCATTCGATTCTTATTTCCGTGATGTATCGTTTTATAACTCACTGGTTCCTTTGGCAACATTGAAGCCAACGCTTATTTTTCCAATGGTTTTTGTTCAAGGCGAGAAGCATACGTTTGGTCGCTTTGAATCAGGGAATATTGAAAAGATTGTAAACAATGGAGATGTGCAGGTTGGAGCAGTTTTTCATATGAAATGTGTAACAACCGTGACTGATCCGCAGATTTACGATGTGACAAAACAAACCTTCTTTGGATTTAAAGGAACCTATGAACCTGGAACAAGATTCGAACTTTCAACGGTACGTGGAAATCTATATGCGAAAAAAATTGTTAATGGAGTAGAAACTAATGCTGTTCCAGAACGTATGGAGGGCAGCAGTTTCTTTCGATTATCTAAAGGAGATAACTATTTACAACTAAAAGCGGCCAACAATTCTCAAAATGGAATTACATGTGAAATGCAATTTACACCATTGGTTAGCGGGGTGTAGCTATGGATTTTATGCCATTGCCTTTTGTAGAGGTGTTCCGAAGAAAATCTGGCTTTGATTATGAGTCAACTGCAGTTCTGGACATATGGAAATCAATGAGTATCAAAGAAAATTTCAAGTCAGCCAATACTTTTGAAACGGTTGTTCTTTTAAAGTACATGCCAAAAGAATTAATGGACGAAGACACAGTGCTATTAATTAATAATTGCTTTTACTATATTGATTCTATTATTTGCGATGATTTGAGCAGTGGATTAATTACAATTTCTGGGAAGTCTCTTTTTGCAAAATCTGGTAAGAGAATTGTTTATCGAATTTACAATCAAACAAAAAGACCAGAGCTGATTTGCTACGATCACTTACGGAACGAAGTGGTCTCTCCGTCAGATGCAAAAAGAAAAATAAGTTATTTATCTGTCGAACAACCGCCAGCAATCACTAGTTCAAACATTAGTTATCAAAATAGTTATGGGAATGTTGAAGAAGAGATAGAGGGACTGTGTGAAAGTTACAATTTTGGTTTTGACGAAATTCCTATCTCGAATGGGCGTATTGGTTCAACATCAAACGGCCAAGTTGGAACAAATATTCGTTTTAGAAAAAGTGAAGATGTTTCTAGTGTAGTTCAATTTAGTGCAGAGTTTGAAAATGTTACTAATGAATCATTAGAAAAGAACAACTATGATGAAGCGACTACAGCCCTTATTTATGGAGAAGGCGAAGGAAAAGCTCGTAAGCATACTCAAGTAAATAACAATTTGAGTGGCCTCGAACGAAAAGAAATATACGTCGATGCTCGTGACTTACAACAGACTGTTGATGATGTAAAAATGCCAGATGCACAATATATTGCCACATTGCAATCAAGAGGAAAAGAAAAATTAACTGAACAACCAAGAGTTTTGGCATTGAATGGGACTATCAATTTGAATGATAGTCTTTTTATTTATGGTCGAGATTATAAATTGGGGGATCGTGTAAAACGTATTTCTTCTTTTGGCTATTCAGATACAGTGGTTCTAAATTCTGTAACTCAGACTTGGGATGAGAAAGGCTACCATATTGACGGCGAATTCGGTAACCAAAGTAAAACAATTATTGATGTAATCAAGAGAAAAGGAAAGTAGGTGGTTATTTTTGGCGGAATTAAGTTTATTTTATGATGCCGTTTTGCAAGATGATGGCACATACGATCATGCTTATACATCGGCAGACTGGGCAAAATACTTTGAAAATATCTTTCGCAATGGCGTCATGATGTCAGTCGGTGAAGCATTAAGAGTGACTGCAGCTGATTCTGTTGGAATGAGAATTGTTGTAAAAGCAGGTTCAGCAAGCTTAAAAGGTTATCAATATATTAATACGTCTGCTTTTGCAGTACCTATTGACGTTGCTTCTTCAACACAAGATCGAACAGATTCAATTGTTGTTCGTCATGACTTGAACGCTAGACAAGCTTATGTAGCAGTCAAAAAAGGCAATGTCTCTGTAGAGCGCTCAACAGAAGTTTATGAAATCCAACTAGCAACGGTCAAAGTACCAAGGAACAGTTCGGCGATTACTGCAGATTTAATCACAGATAAGAGATCAGATGCAAAAGTTTGTGGTTATTCAACACCTTTTGCCAATGTTTCTGTATCAGGATTAGAAGCACAATATGAAGCAATGCTAAAAAAAATTGTAGAAACCAACAAGACAAGTTATGAAAAAATTCTAAATGATTTTAAAAACTACGTTGCAAAAGCACAAACCGATATGGATTCTAATATCGAAGAAATTATCCGCACAGGCAACGGAAAAGTAAATGCCTTTGATGTTTTAATTCATGAATGGTTTGCAGCTTTAAAAAATGAGCTAGATGCAAATCAAGCATCAAATTTACAGAATCAAATCAATGAAATGAAAGCTACTGAAGATTTACCAGCTATAGAGCATAATTTACTAGGTTATCCCAATGTACAAGTTTTGTATTGGGAATACGGTATTGGCCTATCAGGATTAGCTAATGAGCCAACAGGTCTAGGCGGTAGCAATGTGAAAAAGATTCCTCACAGTGTAGAATATCTTGATTTATTCAGTTTCAAAGTTAAAGTGCCAATGAACTTTAAAATGGTAAATCCAACAGTAACAAAAATAGATAGTCGAACTATTCGCTTTATTGAAGCATTTAAAGTTATAGAAATTAAATTTTAGGAGGAAAAGAATGTATACATTTAAAAAAGGTGATGCAGACTATCAAGTCATGCTGAACGAAAACTTTAGCGAAATCATGAATTCTTTAGAAAATGGCGCGCTGGTTTCTAAGAAAACTGTTATTAAGGCGCAGGACTGGGATACAGTTTTAGACGAAGGAATTTATACTGTTTTCGGTGCTTCTGGCGCAAACAGACCGTATGCAGGTGCAGTTTATGGCGTTTTAGTCGTATATGCTGACAATACATTTGTTTGCCAAAATTATATGTACAAGGGTGAAACTTATACAAGAAGTCGTCAAGGAAGTCCGGCAACGTGGACTAACTGGACAAAAATTGCATCGACTGAAGATATACTAGCAGAAAACAAAGTTTATCGTTATTTACGCACTTCTTTGGATTTGTCTAATAAAGTTCAAGCAGCAAAAGATGCGATCAATGCAACGGAAAGTAAAGTAGACATCTGTAGAGTTGGAAATATGGTATTTTTCAATATGCGTATAAATGTTAAGGATTATACTAAATTTGGTAATGATATGCCAGTTATTTATGATTTGCCAATGGGTTTTAGAACGCTTGGCGATTTAATCTCAAATACGTATTTTAATAATAGCTTGTCAGTATCACAATGGGCATTTGCACAATCCGCAGCTAAAAACTACATGGCAATTGCAGAGGGATCGCCACAAGATATCCGGTTTGGTAGTTCGCATAATGGAAATACTTATGTACAAGGTTCTTGGCTGACTAAAGACCCTTTCCCGAAAGAAGGTTCTTTAAATGGCGGTACTGTTTCAGTTCTTAACAGATTACCTGATGGATCGTTAGCATAATTAATAAATAATACAAATATAGCCGTTTAGAAAAAAGCTAAGCGGTTTTTATTATTGGAGGAATGATTTTGTCAAATGAAATAGTTGTTGCTGTAATAGGATTAGTAGGCAGTACAGTTGGTGCATTCATTGGAGTTGTAGCTAGTGCCAATTTGACAGCTTACAGGATTGAACAGCTAGAAAAGAAAGTAGAAAAACATAATGGGGTAATTGAAAGAACCTTTAAATTAGAAGGTCGAATGCAAGAAGCGGAACATGACATAATAGAATTGAAAGGAGCAAAAAAATGATTCTACCAGATAAGTACTACAAAATCATCAAATGGGGCGTGCTAACAGTACTTCCTGCAAGTTCTGTTTTGGTTGCCACACTAGGCAAAGCCTATGGATGGCAGCAAACAGATATGGCTGTTTTAACTATCAATGCCATTGCAACTTTTTTAGGAGTAGTAACAGGTGTGTCAGCATATAATTTAAAAGACAAGGAGAAATAAAAATGAAAAAGAAAATTTTAGCAGGAGCGCTTGTCGCTCTGTTTTTTATGCCTACAGCTGTACTTGCCGCTAAAGGAGATCAAGGTGTGGATTGGGCGATTTATCAAGGCGAACAAGGCCGTTTTGGCTATGCACATGATAAATTCGCTATCGCTCAAATTGGTGGATACAATGCCAGCGGTATTTATGAACAATACACATATAAAACGCAAGTAGCAAGTGCCATTGCTCAAGGAAAACGAGCACATACCTATATTTGGTATGACACTTGGGGAAACATGGACATTGCGAAAACAACAATGGATTACTTTTTGCCACGTATTCAAACGCCTAAAAATTCCATCGTTGCATTAGATTTTGAACATGGAGCGTTGGCTAGTGTTCCAGATGGATATGGAGGATATGTAAGTTCAGATGCCGAAAAAGCAGCAAATACAGAGACAATTTTGTACGGTATGCGCAGAATCAAACAGGCTGGCTATACTCCAATGTATTACAGCTATAAGCCATTTACACTAAATCATGTAAACTATCAACAAATCATCAAAGAGTTTCCTAACTCTTTATGGATTGCTGCGTATCCTATCGATGGTGTGTCACCAAATCCATTGTATGCTTATTTCCCAAGCATGGATGGTATTGGCATTTGGCAATTCACATCCGCTTATATTGCAGGTGGTTTAGATGGTAACGTAGATTTAACAGGAATTACAGATAGTGGTTATACAGATACCAATAAACCAGAAACGGACACGCCAGCAACAGATGCAGGTGAAGAAATCGAAAAAACACCTAATTCTGATGTTAAAGTCGGTGACACAGTTAAAGTGAAATTTAATGTAGATGCATGGGCAACTGGCGAAGCTATTCCGCAATGGGTAAAAGGAAACAGCTATAAAGTACAAGAAGTAACTGGAAGCAGAGTATTGCTTGAAGGTATCATGTCATGGATTAGTAAAGGCGATATTGAACTATTACCAGATGCAACAGCTGTTCCTGATAAACAACCAGAATCTACTCACGTAGTTCAATATGGTGAAACATTATCCAGCATTGCGTATCAATATGGAACAGACTATCAAATCTTAGCTTCACTAAATGGATTGACAAATCCTAATCTGATTTATCCTGGCCAAGTTTTGAAAGTCAATGGATTGGCAACAAGTAATGTTTACACAGTCCAATATGGGGATAATTTATCTAGCATTGCAGCTAAGCTTGGAACGACTTATCAAGCTTTAGCTGCATTAAACGGATTAGCAAATCCTAACTTGATTTATCCTGGTCAAACATTGAATTATTAAAACAGGCCCTCGCTAGAGAGGGCATTACATAGAATTGTTTTATTAACTAATTTAATATATACTTAATTATAATAAATGTTGAAAGGTATTGATCTTATGAGAAGGTATATACAATCTATTGGAGTGTATGAAGACGAAGCAATTACAAGTATGAATTCCCAAAGAATATTTATTAATCCTATACCGGCTTTTGTACTGGAGAAAGGCACAGAACATTTGTCATTTATAGTGGCATTGACGATAATTAATGTTCCTGTTGGAGCTATTGTAAAATCAAGTTTTGAAAAAATTGAAGAAAACGAAGTACGTAGAATAAACAATTTAGAAACAGATTTATCGCAACATTTATCAATAATAGAACCCAATAATACTGCAGAGGGTGTTCATTCTCAGATGGTTTTTCATGTTGAAGCTGACGCAATTGGTTTTGGTTATTATGTAATAAAAGTTGGTTTAGAAGTATCAGGAGAAATTATAGAGCAAGATACAATATTAATTCCAGTAAAAAAGGAAGTTGCACAAGATGAATAAAAAATTATGGGATGATGATAAAATTGTACCTATGCGAAAAGATGGGAGTGGAGGAGGTATGGGTAATGATAATTACGTTACACATAGAGAATTGGAATTGACGAAAGAATCTATTGAAAGAAAAATTGATACTACGGAATCAAATTTAAAGATGGAGTTATCAAATATTGATCATAAAATAGAGAATAGTATATTTGAATTAAAAGAAGAATTTAGGAAACAAAAAAATGCAAATATAAAATGGGCTATAGGAACAGCTATAGCTATTGTTAGTGTAATAGTGGCGGTATTGAAATTTTTTATATAGTTGCTCTTATTTTGCGCACATTAGAATATACAAATAAGCAAATCCCTACTTCTCGTTGTGAGAGGTAGGGATTTTTTTGTTTGTAATTTTAAACGTTATTTGTATGTATAAATATGTAAATAATTTGATGAAATAAAAATAGACTTTAAAATGATCAGAATGCAAAATCAGTGCAAAATATTTTGCATTTCTCTTCTTTTTTATCCTTTTCTTATAGAAATAAAAAGAGCTAAAACCTTTATTTTGTAAGGTTTTAGCTCTTTTTTTGTTTTTCTCTACTTTTCTAAAAATGGAGACGGCGGGAGTCGAACCCGCGTCCAAACATATTGCCACTTAAATCTCTACGTTCATAGACACTCATTTAAAGGTTCGCTTTACAGCGTGCCGAGTGACAGGCATTCTGTATTGCTAGTCTGGTAAGCTCCTCTAAATTTTACAGACGGAAAAATTTAGCGTATCCCACTTCGATTAGGACCCTGACCCGAGCACATGGGCGATGCCGGGAGGATCTTCGCTAGCTGGTTTTTAGGCAGCTAAAGCGAAAGAATTGTTTTCGTTTTTAGCAGTTATATTTAACTGTAACGTTTTAACGTAGCCGTAACCTACGAAACGCAATTCAAGCTCAACTATGCCTGTCGAATCCGTAACGCCCCCGAAATAACATAAGTATCCCTTGATACTTATCAAAGTATAGCATAAATTCCTTGTTTTTTCAAAGAGTAGGATAACACTCTGTTAGATATTCATAAAAAGAGGAAGGATGGACCGTAACTCAGTTCATCCTTCCTCTTTTTATGAAAGTGTGTGGGTATGTTTTGTAATCCATTGTTGCAAACGGATATTCAACCAAAAACCATAAATTCCTAAAGTAATTATAGTTAATAAAAGCCATTTAATCCAATGACCGAATAATTGCATAGCTGTACCGTCAAAATAAAGGCGTTTACCATCAATAACGGTATGCTTGATTTTCCAGTTGTACATCATACAAATTCCCCAAGGTGCGCAAATGCCTAATGTAAAGACAGTAATCAAGGTTGCTAAAATTGAAGTCCCGATATACGTTGCTAAACCACCGTCAAAATATGAATTTTTCATTCTTTTCCTCCTTATCTCATAAACTTTATTATAACAAGAATAAATGGCCTGGGAAACAAAATGAGGATGAAATAAGTATTTTTATTCATTATTGATGTGAAATATGTTATTTATGCAACTCAAATTTGGCAGCATTAGATATTTTGTAACAAATGTTATCTAATGTAACTACCATAATAAACCGTTTTCCTTAGAAAGTGAATTAGAAATTTTAAAAAAAGGCTATTTAAATGAGCATTAATATTGTGTGAGATATATCTTTTTGCTATTGTCAACTTCTGAAAAAGACCACTAAGTGGAAAAAATAAGAGAAAAGAAGGGTGAATAATTTTTTATGACAAAAAGTGTAAAATTTTTAGTGTTACTGTTGGTAATGATTCTACCAATTGCGGGGGCGTTATTGATTGGTCCAATTTCGTTTGGCGCCGAATTGAGCAAAAGTTCAATCGTTGACAAAGTAGAATTAGATCACACTACTTTATATCAAGGAGAGATGACCTCAATTAAAGTATCTTTTAGTGACAAAGAAAATCAGAAAATAAAACCTGGAGATACTATTACTTTAACTTTACCAGACGCACTAGTTGGAATGACCGAGAACGATAGTTCACCACGAAAAATCAATTTAAATGGTTTAGGGGAAGTTTTTATCTATAAAGATCATGTTGTAGCAACATTTAACGAAAAAGTTGAATCTTTACATAATGTGAATGGGCATTTTTCTTTCGGGATTAAAACGCTTATCACCAATAGTTCTCAACCGAATGTGATAGAAACGGATTTCGGAACAGCAACGGCGACTCAACGTTTGACGATTGAAGGAGTGACTAACACAGAGACTGGCCAAATTGAGCGAGACTATCCGTTTTTTTATAAAGTAGGCGATTTGGCTGGAGAGTCAAATCAAGTACGTTGGTTTTTAAATGTGAACCTCAATAAATCCGATGTCACAGAAGATATTTCAATTGCGGATCGACAAGGAAGTGGTCAACAATTAAATAAAGAGAGTTTTACATTTGATATTGTGAATGACAAAGAAACTAAATATATTTCACTTGCCGAGTTTGAGCAACAAGGTTATGGCAAAATTGACTTCGTAACAGATAATGACTTTAACTTACGTTTTTATCGGGATAAAGCACGCTTTACTTCCTTTATCGTCCGTTACACTTCGACAATCACAGAAGCAGGCCAACATCAAGCAACATTTGAAAATAGTTATGACATCAATTATCAACTAAACAATCAAGACGCAACGAATGAAAAAAATACATCACAGGTTAAAAATGTTTTTGTAGAAGGCGAGGCAAGCGGCAATCAAAATGTGGAAATGCCAACAGAAGAAAGTCTAGACATTCCTTTAGAGACAATAGATGAATGGGAACCAAAGACACCTACTTCGGAACAGGCAACAGAAACAAGTGAAAAGACAGACACAACAGAAACCGCAGAAAGCAGCCAACCAGAAGTTCATGTCTCACCAACAGAAGAAGAAAATCCAGATGAAGGTGAAACACTAGGCACGATTGAGCCAATCATACCTGAAAAACCAAGTGTGACAACTGAAGAGAATGGCACGACAGAAACTGCAGAAAGCAGCCAACCAGAAGTTCATGTCTCACCAACAGAAGAAGAAAATCCAGATGAAAGTGAAACACTAGGCACGATTGAGCCA